CTTCGGAATCGAGGAACCGTCTGAAGAGCAGGTGACTAAATATCTTGATTCTGTTGAAACAGAGACAAAGAAAGTGAAAGAAAAAAACACTTCTCTGAAAGAAAAAGCTGATAAAGCAGATGACCTTCAAAAGGAACTGGACGATTTGAAAGCCCAGAACATGACGGATGCTGAAAGACAGGAAGCAGAGCGGCAGAAGGAAAAAGCAGAAAATGAAAAGAGGATTTCCGACCTGGAAAAAGCACTTGCTGAATCTAACAGGAAAGCGCTTTCCAGTGAGATTACATCTGCTTTCGCTAATGCAGGTCTTTCAACAGAAACATATGCAAGCGCTATCAAAGCATTTTCCTCTATGCCGGCAGATAAGTCTGAAGACGTAATGAAAGAGGTCAAAACTTTTGTTGATGGAATTTCCGAAGCAAATAAAGCAGCTCTGGATAACGCTAAATCCGAATGGGAGAAATCAGTTCTCGATAATACTCCGAATCCGGGCGGCGGAAATCCAGACAAAGGACAGAAAAAAGACGATAACGATAGTCCAGCAGCTAAGTACGCAAAAGCTTACTCAGCACGCATGAACCCTAAAACTGAACCGGCGGATGATAATGCACCGGTTAATTTTTAATCAAGTAAAGGAGATTTAGATTATGGCTTTTATGAAAACAAAGCAGTACGAGTCAACTCCCAACATTCTCGAATCCGAGGTTGGACTGGTACTGAAAACTTACACCGCAGACGCAACAAATGCAACGGCAGTAAATGATAAAAAAATCATCAAAGCAGGTTCCGTGTATCCGACAAATGCGACTGGTGCAAAAGGAATCGTATTTGAAGATGTTGATATGACAGACGACGCCAAAAGACCAATTTCCGTGATTGTAGCAGGACGTGTCCTTGAGAAGAGACTGCCGGTTACAGTCGACGAAACTGCCAAAACAGAGCTTGCCGCGCAGGGAATTGTTTTTGTAACCACTACAGACCCAGTATTTTAAGGAGGTATAACCAATATGCCATACAATGTATTAGAAGCTATCACAGCAGAAGAAAGATTAAATTTCGCTCAGAATTTTTCTGTGGCAAGACCTGGTATCCTCGATACCATTTTTCCGGATGTAAAGACACCGTTTTGGAAAGCCGAGTATTACAGGCTTATGGCTGGACAACGACTGCCGGAGGTAGCATTTGTTCACGCTCTTGATACCGAAGCAGAAATCGGATCCAGACCGGGATTCGAGAAAGTTCTGACTGAAAAGCTCTTTATCAAGAGGAAAATCAATCAGTCTGAGCGTCTCCAGGAAGCTATTGAAAATGGCGTCCCGGATAATGAAACTCTTACAAATTTTGTCTTTGACGATGCCACAAATCTGTTTGAGGGCGTTGTTGCCAGAGCAAATGTTATGAAAGGACAGTTTCTTGCTACTGGTACGGTAAAAATCAAAGAAAACAACGTTGATATGTCTATTGACTATGGCGTGCCAAGTTCTGCAAAGGTTGCTCTTACCGACTGGTCTAAGGTAGGCGCTGATATCATGGGTGATATTCAGAAGATGGTAACCGTAGCCGAGGATTCCGGATACGTAGTAACAAATGCAGTTACATCACTGAAGATGATTAACTACATGAGAAACAACACAGCTATGCAGACAGCCGTTCTGGGAGCTGCGAATAAACGTCTCCTTACCAGACAGGAGCTTGCAAATCTGCTTATGCAGGAGTACGGAATCACCGTTGGCCGTTGTGATGAGAAATTCCGCTACAGAAAAGCAGACGGAACTCTGTCAACTGGAAGATACTTCAAAGAGGATGTATTTACTCTTTATGAAGCTGATGCAGGCGGCTCTTTTGGTACTGGACTTTGGGGACCAACACCGGAAGAGAATGAATACAGACAGTTCATTCAGGAAGAGAATCGCTCTTTCGTTACTCTTTCCATGTGGGCTACACAGGATCCAGTTGCCGTATGGACAAAAGCATCCGGTATGTTTATTCCGGTAGCACCAAAAGCCAACGGCGGCATTGTTATCGGTACGAAGGGGGAATAAGCGGGCATAGCCTTGACGAAAACAGCCAGTCACCGTCTGTAGCTAGTGTTACACATAAGTATACAGAAAGCGAGCTGTCCAGTATGACTGTGGTTCAGCTGAGACAGCTTGCAAGTGACAATGGTTATGCCCTAACTTCCACAAACAAGGCTGGTATCATATCAGAAATTATAACACAGCAAGGGTAGGTGAAAAGGCATGGACGAACAGCTTACAAGCGATCTGACAACATATCTGGAAGGCGATGAATTGACCGCAAGGATGATTCCCTTAGCAGTCAAAAGAGCTATTCGGTCATTCCAGAAAAAACGCAATTATCCTGAGAGTTATACGGAAGAAAACATCAATAAAGATATGGACAAATGCTATGATTGTATTTTTGATTTGGCTCTTTATTTTCTTGTGAAACAGGGAGTTGAGTTTGAAACATCTCATTCGGAAAATTCTGTAAATGCAGGATGGAACTCTGAGACAGAGATATTTGTCAATCACGGCGTTTTTCCCTTTGCCAGAGGAATCTGACAGAAAAAGTAGGTTGAGAACGTGACGCATTTCCTCCCAGGCGTTGCTGGGGTACTTCATTATGAGGTGGGAAGAAGTACAAAAAATGTAATGGGAGTGAAGGAGAGTAGCGATGGGATGTGAACAGAATTGCTTTAACGAACACCGCTTAGAAGAATTGGAAAAAGTTGTTCACGAAATGAAAGAGAAACACTCTAAACGTGACGGCATTTTTTTTGAACGTATCAATGCGCTTGAAACCAAAATTGTCCTTTACAACAATGATCTCGGGCACATAAAAGATACGGTGGATGAAATGAATGATAATTTAAAATCCCTCATGGAAGCCCCGGGAAAACGCTACGATACGATTGTTGTTTGCGTTATCACGGCCGTGATCGGGGCTATTGTAGGATTTGCACTAAGCGGTATCTTTCCGGCATAATAAGCAATTCCACTTGTAAGGGAGGCGGTGGGATTATGAATTATACAGACTTTTCAGAAGATGAAAGAAAGTTTTATCTAAGCGAATCCGGGTTTGATTCCCGAGAAAAAGAATTTTTCCGGTTGAGAGTTTATGAGGAAAAAACATTGTTTGAAACAGCAGAGATTATGGGGTATAGTCCAAGAACCATTGACCGCATAAACCGAAAAGTAAAAAAGAAGATTGTTAAAGTTGCCCCGATGTATTATCGGGGCTTTTCTTTGTATCATGGCGAAAATATGGCGAAATAGTGTCGTTCAAATACTTAGGTTTCTCTCATATAATGTAAGCATAGAGAAAAGCTTACAGAGATGGGAGGAACACACTATGGCATTTTATCCATATTATCCGCAACCATTGAATCCATACCCACAAACACCGGTACAACCGTATCAAGATAGATTGACACAGTTGCAGAACAACTACCAACAGACAATGCCTTATGGGCAGGCACAAATGCAACAACCGGTACAGCAGATGCCACAGATTTCCGGACTTCCGGGACAGATGGTTGACGGAATCGACACTGTAAAAGCAAAGGATGTGGATATGACCGGAAATCCTGTCTATTATCCAAAAACAGACGGCACAGAAATATACAAAAAGCAACTACAGGCAGACGGAAGAAGCAGAATTTTTGTTTACCGGATTATGGATCCAGCCGAACAGCAGCAACCAAAGCCCGAAGAAAAACCGATTGACATAGAAGCTATGTTTAATCAGCTTCGGAACGATGTTTGTTCTGAGATTTCTGGAATAAAAGATTTGCTACCGACACAAATGTCGGTAACACCGGAAGCCAAGCAGCAGAACGGAGGAAAACAGAGATGAATTTCAATCCAAATGCTATGATGCAAAAACAAGTTGAAAGAATGATTTCTCAGAAGTTCGGAAGCGTTGATAACATGATGAACGACATGAGTAAATTTGCAGGGAATAATCCAACATTAAAAAATGCTTTGGATTTATACAAAAAAGGTGATACAGACCAGTTACATCAAATTCAGCAAAATGTATTTAATGAAAATCACTTATCTCCAGATGGAATTATTCAGAAATTCCTTGGATTATAACACTTCCCCATGATTGGGTGATTTAAAATCGCTACAATTTGGGATGACAGCCGCGGATGTC